TTCAAGACGATAACTTAACCAACTAGCGAGTGCTTGATATTTGTTTTCTTGATTATTCATAGGGGTTCATTTATTACTCCATTAATTTTAGCCGATTTTAACAGTAATCATTCTCAATTGCAAGTGATAATCGTTCTCATTTAATGAATTGACCGATTTACCTCTGTTACTTCTATTAATCCGTCTACTAACATTTTACAAATTGTCAGATCTACCATCTCTTCTCTTTCAGTTATATCATCAGGTATATCTTTTGTTAAATTACTAATAATTTGACAAGCAACAATGTATCTTTCTGCTAAAGTTGTATCATCCGCACTATATTGCAGCAACTCTATCATTTCTTGCTCAGTCATATCTTCTTCAAATATGTCTTTAATATCCAGCGACATCATCCAGTACCTCCCAATCATCAGCCAATTCAATGCTGTGTGCAAAGTCTGCTACACTCACCTGGTCTATATAGGCTAAAGCATCGAGTTGGTCATCATGTGCTAAGTGATTTGGAAAGTCATTAAGCTGACCTAGAAACTCTTTCCAATCTTTTTTGTCATTAAAGCTAACCTGGCCATGTTCCATTCGGCCTTGTAATGCCCAAGTAATGCGTTCTGTTTTCTTTTTGCCACCGTGCCGCAGCTCCACAATAGTAATCCATCGTCCTGCGATACGCATCTCATCTTCCAAGTAAGGTAATATAGCGTTCCTTAGTGATCCCGTTTCGATACCAACAGTAGCCGCTTCTACCTTCATCGCAGATGAAAGAATTTTTTTGGCGGTTTCTTTTACATTCCACCGACCATGTAAGATGTCTTTAACCCACCATTTATCACGATCTATTTTGACGATCGCAATAGCCGTTTCGTCTAATCTTGATCTTTTTAAATTGCGTTCTTTTTCGATAGACTCAAATCCAGCAGGGTCGACTGCTATGACATACGAGCCTTCTTCTGGCTCCTCAGATTTTTCAAACCACTCTTCTTTAAATATGCCGCCAGAGTTAGTTTCAAAAGATGCCTCAAATTCTTGCCTAAATGACATAGATGACATCGTTTTACTAGCGGCCTTTATTTCGCTGTCAGGTATAAACGGATTATCGGTTGATGTAAATTGAAACGCATCCCAATCATCATCATCAAACGCATCTCTATACAAATCGTAAAAATGATTCTTCCCGGCAGGAGTTCCGATAAATAAAGCACCACCTTGCACATCTGAAAGCGTAGGTCTTATGATTTGTTCCCAGACTTGTGGTTTCATCGAAGCATACTCATCAAGTACGCAGTATGCCAAGCCAACGCCGCGGAGTGTATCGGGCCGATCGCTGCCCTTTAAATAGATCTTTCTTCCATTGATCAAGGTGAGTACTGCTGTATTCTCATGGGCCTGTGCTATTAGATCTTTACCTAAGTCTTTTAACATCGCCCACATAATATCTTTGGCTTGTTGAAAAGTAGGCCCTACATAAAAGACATCTTTAGACTCGCTTTGTATAGCGTTAATGAGTAATAACCAAGCAGAAAGGTAGGACTTTCCAAATCGTCTTCCTGCTGCGACTATTTTAAATCGTTTTTTAGAATTAAAGATCTGCAGCTGTGCTGGATGCAAATCAATGTTAAGTTCAGACATCTTTAAATTTATCAGCCATAGGTGAAGTGTTTATTGTGGCTACAACTTCATCATCGCTCTTCTCTTCTGGCTCCACTAACTCAGCCTCGTCATATTCACTTGCTTTTTGTTGAATCGATTCAATAGAAGATACATTTATAATGACCTGGGCATCATTCTTGGTTCTATTCGGATCTATAGCCTTTTGAACTGGTAAAATTCTATCCATACACATCTTTAAACAATGCACATCACCTTCTTTTGCTTTTGCTAATACCGTTGCTACGATCTCTACAGCGTTCTCATTCATGAGTTCTCTTGAGAGAGCTGCATACTTATTCATCGTACCTTTAGGTTTACCTGCAGGATTTAAAGATGGCATTCCTTTATAAAAATTAGGATTACCTCTTTTCTTAGGCTTATCCTCTTTATCTTCAAAAGGTGTTTGAGGTGCTAAAGGCGGTAGTCTTTCCGACATATTAAATGCAAATGATAATTATTATCAGTTAAGTATAACACTTAAATGATCTAAATAAGCTTTTTTTTTCAAATTTCGTTTTTTGTGTAGTGGGTATAGGCCTAAGCAAAAAGTTTTAAGAGTAGGTGGGTGGGCCCCTGTTAATAACTTGTTAATAACTTGTGAGTAACTATGTGGAAAACTTGTTGATAACTTGTTAGTAAGTATGTTAATAACCAGATCCGAAATTTTATTGAGAATAAATAATATTGACTGGCAATAAAACCATAAAAGCTAAAAAATAATATTAAATATTAAAATTTAAATATAAAAATGTAGGGTAATAAATATTTTTATATCATTTAAATTAATAACAGATCTAAAACCAATAGAAAACTAATACAGTTTTAAAGGCTTATATTTTAGATTTAAAGAGTATTAAATTTATTAGATAACTATTAGTATTAAGATAATAAAAAACTCCCGTTAAGGGTAAGTTTTTTTTATCGTCAAAGGGTATTTACTAGAATAGTTTTAAGGGTCTTTAAATAATACCGATTGTATATTAATTTATATTCGATCTCAATAAGAATTAGATAAAAAAAAAGGGCTTAATAAAAAGCCCTTAATTATTGATCTATTGATTATTAATTATTATCCTTTATTAAATACTTGATTATAAATTTCATTAACTATAGATCTATATTGTAATTGATTGTATTTTGATATATCAATATCACTAATTATTTCAATACATAATAATGTTTTTTCTTTTAGTGGTTTTTCAATATCCTTTTTAAATTGTTTTATAGATCTAATTCTTTGATTGTTTTTTATATTCATTTTATTATTATCCTTTAGTGATTTAAATAACTGATGTTTTTAATTGAACTATCCCAGCAATCCGAACAAGTTAGACATTTTCCGTTGATCGCTTTACAAGTAGCATTTTTTTTATCACTAACAACCGTACTTGTATTTTTGTAAATTGGTTGTTTACCATCTATAAAACTACCACTCAAACGGATAATTAAATTCTTAGGTATATCACCCTTGAAGTTTTTAATTATGTTTGATTCTTTAGTAGGTAACCAATGTTTTATATTGGGTGTAGATTTTGCAATATCTACAATTTTTTGTAGATGCTCCATGCTTTGTAAATCGCCTGAGTCATGCCATCTAAAAAGACCGCTTTTAATAACCTGTTTTTGATGATTCATTATATAAATCATGGCATTAGTCCAGTCTTTAGAAAATATAGCCTTTAATCGCTTATTTTGGGCTTTCTCAATGTTTTTTGCATATCGGACATAATTACCCTTTAAGGCATAACAATCCGAACAAACAGAATTTTTAATCTTTCTTAATTTACTTCCAGTTATGCAATCTTTTGCAGATATTGAATAGCTAATGGTTGGCATTTTAGAGGTGACTGTATAACCTCCAATTATTTCACTAGCTTGTTTTAATGTTTTGATTGGTATTGTTAAATTATTTTGAATATTCATTTTTTACCCTCTATTAGTTTAATTTGTTTATTAATATAATCGCTAACCCTTGACCACATAAACGGGTCAATACATCTTTTTTGATTAAGTTTATTATTAACGAAACTTTGTAAAAATTTAAGTGTTATTAAATCCATTATTTAACCCCCCTTTTTTTGATTCCCAAAGTTTTCATATATATAGGAAAAAATATCATTGAGAAAATTGCAAATGAAAAAAGTATTCCAAAAAAGAATACTAATAAATGAACTATCACACTATTAAAAATTAATTCCATTATTGCACCTCTATATATTTTGAGTTTGTTTGGTCTGGAAACATAAGCAAGTTAATTCTAAAAACTTCCCCTTTAATTTCAGCTTTTAAAATATGCTCTCTAAAAACTGAATAACCTTTTTTATCATTTTCTAACATGTTTGGGAAATCTTCTTTTATTTCATACTCACTCAATGGAATTTTTATAAATATATTTTGCATTTTTTTACCTCTATAGTTAATTGTCAAAATTGACATAAATAATAATACAGTAAAAAAATACCTTTAAAGCCTTTTATATACTTTTGTATCACTAACCCAATTATGATTAGATCTAACATTTTTTTATAAGTGTTAACTGTAAGTTATCAATTTACAGGATCCGAAAATTCTCGATCAAAAACTAACTGGCTATAAGTAATAGTTAATACCATAATAGTGTGTACACGAATAGTCAATACACGAATAGTCAATACACGATTTTTAAATCAACAAAAGCTGCTACAGGCCAATCCTAGAAAGGGTTTCAAGGGTTTCAGCTCTTAGAACTTTTACATGTTCTACACTTTAGGTTTGCTTTTTAGATCAACATAATTTATACTTAACACATCCCAATAAACCTGTTGGGTGTTAACTAAGAGGAAAAATTATGAAAACTAAATATAACATTACAGAAATAAACCCAAAAACTATTAAGCAAGTTCGCCAGATGATTAAAGATTCATTGTCAGTTATTATGGAAGATAACAACCTAAGATTTGAATTAGGTAATGCGACTTATGATGAAGACTCATTTAAGTTTACTGGTTTCAGAATCTCACTTGCTGATGCTTTAACTCCAGAGCAAAAAACTTTAAAACAAATAATAGACATGAGAAGAAAAGCTGATTGGTTGAAAACAATTGACGATACTAAGCTTGGTTATGATGCGGGATACGAAGATCGAAGTGTTGCTTACAAGTTAGTTGGTTATAAATCTCGTGCAAGAAAAAAGCCTTGGATTATTGAGAATGTTGAAAATGGTCAACAGTATATTGCTTCAGATTCTTTAATTGAAAAAATGTTTGGGGAGGAAGAGTAATGAATGTTCTTAGTTTATTTGATGGAATCTCTGGAACTCAAGTTGCTTTAGATCGTTTAGGTGTTAAAGTTAACAATTACTATGCCTCAGAGATTGATTCATATGCAATGCAAACAACTCTTAAAAACTACCCCTCAACAATTATGTTGGGGGATGTTAATAATTGGGAGTCTTGGGATATCAATTGGTCTTCTATAGATCTTGTTGTCGGTGGTTTTCCATGTCAAGCATGGTCAAATGCAGGACTCAAGAAAGGTGACA